ATTAGAGAGCACGCAGTCCCGGTTTGCTTGTTGAACGTTGTACACCATCTGTTCGTTTAGTTCTGCGATCAAGACACAAATTTCTTGGTTGAGTTTGTTGATTTGTCGGTCCCGACGGTTATCCAGGTTCTCTATTCCACGTTCCGCAGCTTTTTTTATAGCGAACTCATGAGCATTTCGTGGGAAAGTTTTTTGTGACATTTGGTTTCTCCTAAGTGTTGGTTTTTGTGTTCGTGCCTCGGGGTGGAATCGAACCACCTCTTCCTCGGAGGGAAGACCAGGCCGAAGCGGCTAGCGGATTACTTTGAGAAGAATCGTTCGTTCTTGGCGGAATGAAATACTTCGATGCCGGTCTTCCAGTCCATTTCAACAGGGCCGAAATCTTCCAACTCAACATGTGTGCCCCGTGGTAGTCGTTCCTTGGTGAAAGTTACGTTGACGCATGGGAAGTCTTCTTTCCCTAAGTCGGTGTTATCAATGTGCACTGATGTGACTTGCATTACCTCTGATTCATTGTTATCGAGGTGGCCTGTGTAGCGAACTAGGTCTCCTGCTCGTAGATCTCGGGCTTGGATTGTTGCGATTGATGTCATTTGGTTTCCTCTTGGTTTGTTTGGTGTAGTGGAGTGTGGCGAGTTGCACGCCGACCCTTCCGAGTCCTACTCACCCCGAAGTTTTAGAGTGCAGCTTGGGCCTCCTCTGTTGAGGTGTAAATCTTGGTGAACGCCTTTGCAATCATGCAGTCGTTCCAATCACAAAGGAGATCGGCTAATGTTTCCGAATTTTGTTTGTCTTTTGCAACCCACACAATTTCCGACTTAGACGATCCTTCGTCTCCGCAGTAAGCGTTACCTGCTTCGTTAAGTATTATCCAGCTACCTTGCGTAATAGTTTCGATGGTGTTGTTGCGAATGTAGAAGCCGTTGGTGATTTCGGTTGCGGTGTGTGTTTGTGTCATGTGTTCATTCTATACACGTAAACAAGTAGGTTGCTCAAGAAACAGCAAAAAACTTTCAAATTCTTTTTTCCACTACAGACGCAGACCCTCAACCCCGACTAACATTCTTTGCAGTGCTCCTCGTGAGCCAGTGTCCTCGTGGCCGGTTCTTTGGCCGTGCCGTTCCCTAGTAGGAGGCAAGTGTGCCGAAATATACAGTGACCGGCGGAGAAGACGGAGTATCAGGCGTTGAGATAGCAGGGCAACGTTACGAGCCAGGCGAAACCGTAGAAGCACCAACAAAAAAAATCGAGTGGATGATTGACGCCGGAATTCTTGAAGCCGCATCAAGCGGTAAAGCCGCTCCGTCCAAATCTGAGGAGGGCTAATGCCAGCATTTGTTCATGGTAAAGGAACAGCCGTCTATATCAATCAGTTCGACATGTCAGAATACTTAACATCTGTCGAAACCGCATTTGCACAGGAAACAGCCGACTCCACAGGATTCGGTTCTAGCAGTCGCTCATTTATCGTTGGTTTACAATCGGCAACAATGGGGCTAAGTGGTATGTGGTCTGCTGATGCCACTTCAGGATCTGATGTAGTTCTTGAAAGTCTTTTAGCTTCAACAACGAACACCACAACTACTGTCGCGATGCAAGGCGGCACAATCGGCAATCGTTGCATCATCATGCAATCCGACGAAGTTAGTTACAACATCTCTTCACCTGTCGGCGATATCGTTTCACTAACCGCAGATTTCCAGGCGTCAACAAACGCCGAATCAAATATGACCTACGCAGCACAAACAGGGGTTCAACTTACCACGGGCGGTTCAATCGCTTTCGGTGCGGTTGGTGCCTTGACTGCTGTGGACAATGCAGCATCGACCGCTAACGGTGGAATGGCGGCGCTTCATGTGCCCGTCAATTCTGTAGCTGGTGGCGCAACGACCATTAAGGTTCAACACTCCGCAGATAATAGTACGTGGGCCGATTTAATTACGTTTACAGCAGTCGCAGCAACGACCGTTACCTCGCAATTAAATACGACGGCAGCAACAGTTAACCGATATCTGCGGGCTACGGCTTCAACCGCAGGAACATCCGGAGCGATAACCTTCATGGTTTCGTTCGCACGGTTCTAGGAGGACCATCAAATGCCAACTTTCGTACATGGTAAATCAGTAAATTTCTCACTTGATGACACTGGTGGAACTTCCCGAGATCTTTCGGACGTTCTAAACTCAGTGGACTTTCCTGAGGTAACAGAGACAGCCGACACTACCGCTTTCGGTAGCTCGTCAAGATCTTTCATTGTGGGTCTTGAATCCGCAACAGTTTCACTTAGTGGACTGTGGGATGCAACCGTCGATGGTTATCTCAAAGGCGGGACCGAGCCAGCTTCACGGACCTTCATTTATGGCCCAGCAGGCTCAACTAGTGGAAACATAAAATATACCGGTGAAGCTATTCTCACCAACTATTCACAGAGTTCTCCAGTAGGTGACGTAGTGACTTTTTCAGTGGATTTACAATGCACCGGAACAATCACTAGAGGAACTTACTAAACAATAGAAAGCATGGGGTGGCCTAGTGTCCGGTCTTGCAAAAAAAATTCGTGCGTCTCAAGATGTAGCGATAGAACTTTATGAAGTCCCTGAATGGGATAACATAGTGATAGAGCTACGGTCTATGAGTGCACGCCAGAGAGCCGCATTCGCTTCTAATGTTGAAGTTTCCAGCGATGGAACTGTTGACATGGGAGGCAATCGGGTTGAAGTAATGTGGGGCACCGTGATCGAAGCTTGCTGCTTTGATCCTGAGTCCGCTGAACCAGTTTTTACTGCTGAAGATATTGAATGGTTAATGGCAGAAAAAAACGCCACGGTTGTCGATTCTCTTGCTAATGCGTGCCTAGCCATTTCTGGCATGGGCGCAGACAGCGAGAGTGATGCGGGAAAAGATTCCTCGGGTTCGCCGACTCCCGAGGAAGAGTAGACCCTGAACGTCGTTTCTATTTCCAATTAGCTAGGGAGTTGTCTATGCCTGTAAGTGAGTTGCTGGACCGGATGCCAGCCAGTGAACTTACGGAGTGGGCTGCGCTTTACAAGTTGGAGAACGGCGAATCGAAACAAGCTCAAGCCCGTAACAGATCGAAGCCTCGCTGATGCCTAGTATTGGTTCAGTATTCGCGACGTTTGGTGCGAAAGATAACCTGACTCCGCAACTTAAAAAGATGCAGGGTTCTTTAGGCAACTTCGATAAGCGGATGAAAAATAGTTCTGCTGGTTTCACGAAGTTCGGAGCTAGCGCTACTAAAGCTGGTAAAAAAATGACGATGGGGCTTACCGCCCCTATCGTTGGCCTCGGTATTGCCTCGTTCAAAATGGCGTCAGACTTTGAAGCGTCAATGACGAAGATACAAAGTTTGGTAGGCAAGTCAGAAGCTGAGGTCAAAAGCTTAACGACTAGTGTTATGGGTTTAGCTGGTACAACTGCTCGTGCTCCGCAGGAACTCGCCGAAGCTATGTTCTTTATTACGTCGGCGGGTATAGGTGCGGCGGACGCTGCTGGAGTGTTGGAAGCTTCAGCGAAAGCGGCTGCGGTTGGGCTTGGCGATACAGCCACGATCGCTGATTTAGCTACGTCAGCTATGAACGCTTACGGCAAAGAGAATTTGAGTGCTTCGAACGCTACCGACGTTATGGTCTCGGCTGTTCGTGAAGGTAAGTTGGAAGCCTCAGAGCTTGCTGGTTCTATGGGCCGTGTTTTGCCTATCGCTTCGGCTATGGGCGTTAGTTTCAATGAGGTCGGTGCGGCGTTCGCTTCTTTGTCTCGTACGGGTACGAACGCTGCTGAAGCTGCTACACAAGTCCGTGGCATCATGGCTTCGCTTTTACGTCCGACGAAGCAAGCCGAGGAAGCTCTAACGGGGATGGGTTTGTCGTCTGAGGGTCTCAGGGAACAGCTTAAAGAAAAAGGCCTCCTATCGACGCTCAAGACGTTAGCTGACGAGTTCGACGGTAACGCTGCTGCGTCTGCTTCCGTGTTCGGTAATGTCCGTGCCCTTTCGGGTGTTATGGACCTTATGGGTAAAAACGTCGCCGGTACAGAAGCAATTTTTGCGAGCATGAATAACACTCTCGGGGCGACCGACGCAGCGTTCAAGGTCACCTCGGAAACAACCGCTTTCAAAATGAGTCAAGCTATTTCAGATTTCAAAGTCGCGATGATTACGTTAGGGCAGCAAGTAATCCCAATCGTGTTGCCGATGGTTCAGAAACTCGCCGAGTTTATTGGTGCAGCGGCGGAGAAGTTCGCGAGCCTTTCAGGGCCGACACAAAAAATTATTATCGGCCTTGGTATCGTGGCGGCAGCCGCTGGTCCTGTGATCGTCGCTGTAGGTATGTTAGTCGCAGCGTTCGGAGCGATGACCGGCGGTATGATCGCTGCTCTTGGGCCGATTGGTTTAGCTATCGCAGCTATCGGGCTTATAACCTTCGCAATCCTGAAGTTCAGGGACCGCAACAAAGAGGCGGAAGAACGCCAGTCCGCATTAAACGATCAGTTAATAGCGGCAGGCGATCCGTTACAGAATGTTGCGGAGCGTGCTCAATTAGCAGCGGATGAGTATTTGCGTTTGTCTGAAGCTGCGGCGGATGTGGCAGGCGGGACAGAGAAAGTAATG